AGTTTGTGTATTCCTAAGTGTTTGATACAGTTCTGCAACATCTTAACCTGACGCTGACAATCATCTAATGCGTGATGGCTTGCTGATTTTTCCTGTGGTAATTCTGGCCAAAGACTATAAACAGTCCGGGCATCTCTAACTTTATAAAACTTCCAAGGTAAAGGTATACCATGTTCTTTATAAGCATGTTCTAATATGTTCATATCAAAACATATACCGTTTGCCCATATTTTATCACTTTGCCATATTAGTTTGCCTAACTCATCTAGACAATCGTGTAGTTCTCTACGACCAACTTCTTCAAATACTTCTCGTTGTGCTTCTGGGCCTTGGTTAGCCCACCATTCAATAGTAGCATCGTCCACATGGCGATCTGGTTGACTATCAGGACTCACACGAGCATAGAAGTGTCGTTCCGGCCAGCCTGTAGATAAGGGGTCAAACACCTGAGCCGCGATAGTCATAACCATTGCGTCGGGTCCTGTTGCTAGTGTTTCAATGTCGATCATCAAATCCAAAATATATTGCCTTTGTTTAAGTCCATAATGCACATTATAGCATTAATGAATTAAACGGTCAACCTATTATTACTTAGATTTTTTAGGTTTATTAGATTTTTTAGATTTAATTTTTTTGAGGAATTTAGTTTTTGAGAAAGGCTTGCTGACTTTTGCCTTGGCTGATTTTTTCGCTCCGCCACGTCTTCTAAACTTATTTAGAGCGTGCATGATTCTACTTGCTACATTGAATTTTTTGGTTCTTTTTGCTCTTCTTGCTTGTATAACTTTAGTTCTAGCCCGTGTTGTTTTCATAGCCGCACGTCTTTTAGTATCAATTGGCGCACCGCATTGTTGTGGGGATCCAACTATTCGTCCTGCACGACTACCTGTGTCACAACGCCATTTCATTTTAACTTTGGCCTTGCCTGTACCGCCTGCACCTACTCTAGCAAATACCATGCCTTCGGTTATAATTTCGTTAATTTTCATTACCCAATAACCCAACTTAGTGGTTCACTGTGATCAACGAACAGACTTAGATCTTGTATTAGTCTGTCCATTTCAGCCTGTGCTTCTGCTTTTAGAGATGATCCATTTAATGGAGTACCACCTTGTGGGCCTGCAATAGTAGCAAATTTCTCTCTTGCTTCACCAATAATCATTTTGGCTCCAGCATAGGTATAATCCCTAACCCATTGTTTAATAGCAATGTCTTGTAATAGTATAGTTTCAGGCTTAAGATTGTATGTCCAAAGTAAAACTTGCTCACCGGATGCTTTAGGATCACGCATTATTGTTAATTGTTTAGTTACTGGAGCAAAGTTATAATTCATATAGCCGCCAAACATACGCATCGCCATTTCAACGTATTGCGTGTACATTTCAAACGTTGCTAATCCGCCTGCGTTAGTATAGTTAAGCAAGTAAACGTTTAATGTTGCTGATGAGAACGGATCAAAACTTGAGCCTTGTCCTCCTGTACTATCTCCCATTGTGCGTCTAAAAACTTGTCTAACTGATTGAACTTCAGCCGGTAGTACATAAGTGTTTTGACTTTTAACTAGGGTGAGTAATGAATAACTTTCTTCATAGGCATTTTGTGCTCTTGTTCTGTATGTGTTAAGAGACCTTTCGTACGCTGTTTCGTAGTGAGCTGGATCTAGTTCAAGATCAACTATGCCTTCACCTAAGCGATTAGCAACGTATGTAAATACTTCTTGTTTTAATGTAGTTAAGTCTGCCATTGTTTTCTCCGTTACAACTATTTATCGGAGAGTATCAATTAGGTTGCTTTAATAATAATCAAGTTCTCATTGAATCGACCATTAACGGCAGTTGATGTTGTTTTAAGAGTATCGTACAGTTTGCGACTATCTGGCTTGCCTGCACCTCGTATCTCTTTAATAAATTCTGCTGGCTTGCGTAATGTTTTTTGCGAGCTCCTGCTTGTGTCATATCCTAAAATACTTGTGCCTTTGACTGAAAATGTTTTAGCATAGTCATCAGCAACATAATATTGTAGTTTACGATTTTTAGTATTGTACACCCACAGCTCGCTAGCAGTGAGTATTCTAGTAGGTTCTACTGTTTCTAATTTGAACTCATCAAACCTTCTTAACAGTTTTAATTTGCTTACGACCTTCTCTGGTGGCACTGGTTTTTTACGTCTAGTGCCTACTTTGGCCTTCTTACTTTGATGATATGCATCTAGTTCTGCTATAATCGCCGCACAGTAGTTGATCATGTTCTTTTGCTGGGTCTTAGTATAACAACTGTATCCTTCGCTTAAATCAGCGTCTAGCCCTGCTACAGACTCCTGCAATTCGTCTTGTTGCTTAATCCAAAAGTCTTTTATGATACTGACGTGTTGAGCAAGTATGTTTCGTTCAGCTAGAAAATGTTGTATTTTAGGTTTAGCACCTGCTTTAATATCACCACTTATATATTCATCCCATACCCCATCAATGTCACCTCCAGCTAAGTGTGCTCGCTCTATCATAATTTCTTGTATGTTAGGTTTGTTTGATTTAGGTTTATCTTCATCAACATCATCATCTCTACTTTTCTTATGACTGTCAATTGCTTCTTGTGTTTTTGTAACAATCCATTCTTGCTCTTTTGCCACTAACTCTAACCCAGTTTCTTGCATTCTAGCTAACCAGCCTGCTGTAGTTGGCGTCCACGCATCTTTAACAGGGCTAAACTCTTTAGCAAGTGATTCATACTTGTTGTCATTGAGCCATCTGATGATCCACTTCTTTGCTAGTTTCTTGTCACAGCAATAACCATACCAGTTGTACGCCCACATTATTTCTGATTGTCGTTCGTCAGGTCCAGGCTGAGTGTTAAATAATGGCTCGTCACCTTTTGCTTTGCGATCTTCTATTGAAGCTCTAACTGGTTTAAATGTCAAAGTAGTTGTCCCATTAAAATCATTTTTTGATAATCTGCAATTATAGTGTTACATTCTTTTTGTAACTCTATAAATCTCCTGGTTGGTTTATGTTGTCTTCTACAATTAATTTCTTCTTTACTTAACTCAGAAATCAAACTACAGATATTTTTGTTTATCATCTCTAAGTCATTTCGCATGGTAAATGATAGGTTTTTGGCCGATTCTAGCAATTCCATCTCTATCATTGTCCAATCTTCCGATGTGTCTATTTGCAACATTTAATGAACTTTACTACCTTTAATTTATCTAGTCAAGCTATTATACAAGTTTTGTATTTTCCGGTCAACCAAAAGGTTCGATAAATACTACGATATAGGAATAACAGATGCCAAAACTTAGTAATTACAAATCAACAAAAGCTAACGACTATAAGTTTTTAGACAAGACTATCCACGAGATGTATACTGTGGGCGGAATAGATATCTTTGTACACAAATACTTAGGTCCTAAAGTAGTAGGCGATAGCTCAAGCCGAGAAGGTCACGAAGGCGGAGACGCAACACGTCCAACATATGACGAGTCTGATCCGTTAGCTATAGAAGATTTACTATTCTTAGAAAATAGAGACCGAGAGTATGATGATAGTATCTACGTCATGCGTGGTGTTTATAATGTACAAGACATTGACTTTGATCTTAGCCAATTTGGTTTATTTTTAAATGGCGACACCTTATTCATAACATTCCACTACAATGACATGATTGACTCCTTTGGGCGTAAGCTCATGAACGGTGATGTTATCGAAGTTCCTAATTTAACAGACTATCATCCGCTTGATATGAGCGGACCTAAAGCATTACCTAAGTATTATGTTATACAAGATGCTAGTTTTGCATCAGAAGGATTCTCACAAACATGGATGCCACATTTATGGCGTGTTAAAGCAACACCTCTAACTGCTAGCCAAGAATACGATGACATACTTAACAAGCCAATGGATGCTGACAATCCTGATGCAGGCACATTAGAAGACTTTTTATCAACTAAAAATAAAAACTTAGCAATTAACGATGCAATTGTTCAACAGGCAGAGGTTGAAGTTCCTAAAAGTGGATATGATAATACTGCATTTTATGTTACTGCTACAGTAGATGGACAGCCAGCAAATCCAGCAGATGTAACTGCTGATGGCGTAAGTGTTCCGGGTGTTACACCTAAGGTTGATGGATACTTAGTTGGTTATAATACAGGGAACGATGTACCACCAAACGGCTTACCAGTTACTCCAGGAATTAGTTTTCCTAGCAATCCTGTTACAGGAGCCTATGCGTTAAGATTAGATTTCTTTCCAAACAGACTATTTAGATATGATGGAGTAAGATGGGTGAAAGTAGAAGATAACGTACGAACAGAGTTAACCCCGGGTGCATTAAATAAATCTCAACAAAGCTCATTCTTTAATAATGCTGATGTTATTAGTACTAAGGAAAGGGGCAACATACCAAGTAGGCAGGCACTTAGTGATGTGCTAAAACCTACTAAGGACAACTAATGGCAGGCCAACTTCAGAGCTTCTTTTACGATGATCAAATAAGACGTTTCTTATTACAATTCACACGAATGTTTTCAAACTTTCAAGTTGAATATGGTAGGGACTCATCAGGTGCACCAACTTTAACCAGAGTACCTATTAGATATGGTGACGCTAGTAGGCAGGCTGCCACAATTATTGCAGACAATTCAAGAAATAAACTGCC